GTGAATGGTTTATCCAACAGAACGCATAATAATTCGTACCGGCTTAAACCATGTCGCCTTGCTAATTGCTCTAAAGTCTGTCCACAATGATTTTCCATTGCCTGTTTTTCATGCGGTGCAATTAAATTCCAGTCTATAGATTCATTTGTTCCTAAAATTGGGAATTTTTTCTCACTCACAACCGCACCTCCAACAGTTCCGGGTTGTCAATCATGTTACTGATCACTTCAAAATTCTCTGAATCAAAATCATCCAATTCCTCGTAGTCATCACAGCCCGGCTCATTCGTACACCATCCGTTTTCGTGCCACAATACACACTTTCTCGTCTCATCTTCTGGAAACTCATTGTCGATATGCCCTGAAAGAATGTCATTCTCCCAGATCAGCTTGCCATTTTTGTCCTTACATCCGGTGCACTGGCAGATTGTCTCCTCTTCAATAACTGTATTAGGTTGTACACCACTAAATCCATCCCATTGCACCCACATATTATCTGTCAATGTTCTTTTACCTCTGTATAAATGTCTATCTTCCATCACGCTTCACCTTTCTTCCTTTGATCTGCTCCAACATAATCCTCGATACCTCTGGCAGTCTCAAGCTCTCCATGCATCCATTATGCAGACCGCTTTCCTCATTCCACTTTGCCACCGGACATTTCTTACAGAGAGTGTTTGTGCAGAACTCTCCAATCTGCCGTATAGTCAGTTCCTTATTTGTTATGTGCGCCATTTCCCTTCTCCATTTCTTTCAGCTTGGCTTCGGCTTCCTCTTGTGATAAAAACCATATTTTCTTGTACATTTTTTCTGGCAGGATTCGGTCTGTACCATATTCCCGATCTTTGTCACACTCCATGTACCATCCTTTTTCTGTAAAAGTAATCAATGCTACTTTCTGATGATAAATTTTATTGTTCTCCGGGTGCAGACTTAAAATATTTAATTCATAATTGACTTTGCTAGGAATTATATATACATCTGAGCCAATTCCACACGGCAACCGAAGAAGTAATCCCTGCTCCTCGGCATCCTCATAATATTTCAATTTTTCTCGCAAATCAGCCATAGCCCACATATTGCGGTAGAACAACGCAATCAGACCACGGACATCTGAAAACGGATCTATCGTTAAATTGTCCAATACTTCCTCGTCAAACTCTGCATCATCTACTGGTAATTCATCTTTTGTTAATGTGGCCATGAGGTTTCTGGTAAAATCTCGTGCATCCATTTCCATATCGTAATCTCTGTATCTGGCATTGCGCTCATCATCTGCATAGCAGCTATTATGTACCAGCTCGATCATCGACATGTCAGCCACGCTTTTATTTGTCGTTAATCTCTCCATGCTATTCCTCACTTTCTGCCTTAAGCCAATCCAAAACACATGATTTGCAAGCCTCTTCAGGATGAGAACATTCCTCTACGCCCATGTGTTCTATGCAACTTCCAAATAATACTTCTGCCAGCTCCTCATCCGTCATGCTTCTGATCCGGTCTGCATTGGTCTGTGGCTTCTTAGCCATGCTCTTCATACACTCCATCATATTTCTACCTCACTAAATCCGTTATTTTAACAGATACCCCTTTATATTTACCGGTGCGACAATACTCTGCGGTATCAAAAAAACAAATGCATCCATCGTCTTTTTTTTCAAGTGCTATGCTTACACCATTGCTTACCAGTGTATTTTTTAACAGTGTCAGTACCGCCTTTATCTCATTCTTGGTTTCATCTGTCATTTTAACTTCACCTTTCTTCTCAAACTTATCGCACATCCCTACCGGGCACCCACGCCTTAATCCGGTCTTTGAATAATATCCACACTTAATCTCTGTCTGGCTGTGATTGTACGAATATTTACATTTCCGGCAGTATTTTACGCTTGTCTTTGTCATCTCTCCCATGTTAATAATCCTTATTTCACCACTTAATTTTTATTTTATATTTCCACTCGTTATCATCTTTTCAATGATTTCCTCCTGCATCCGCTCTGCTATATGATCCCGGACTGATTCTTCTGGAAATGCGATCTGATATGTCCGCTCCTTGATCCGGTTCGTGATCCGGTCATCGTAGGATAGCTTGTCCAGCGGATCATTACTCGTGAAAATCGTTACCTTCTGGTTTATGTACCGCTCGTTGATGATCTGATACATTTTGTCGTTGATCCATGCCGCCGGTGCTTCCACACCAAAATCATCAATGATTAAAATATCCGTTGTGGAAAGTGCATCTAAAAGCTGGCTTTCATTGCCTGCTGCATCCCTGCGCCATGTATTCTTGATTTCCTGCAAGATGGTCAGTGATACTGCAAATTTGACTGTATATCTTTTCATCAGTTCATTTGCAATCCCGGCAGAAATCCTTGTCTTGCCGCTTCCCTTTGTCCTCGACCAGATATACAGTCCCATGCCTCTTTCCTTCTGGCTCTCGAAATCATCCAGATAGGTTTTTATGATTTTACAGGCATCTGACACCATCTTTTTACTTTCCTGCTTCCTGTACACATCCATCCGAAACGATCTCAGATCCATCCCACGGAATGCCTCCGGTATATCTGCGAATCGCAACCGCCTTGACATGACCGCTTTCTCACGGCATTTACACGGTACTGCTATTTCAACTCCGTCTTTTATTTTCAAGATCCACTCCCGACCTTCGCAAATTGGACACACATCAGAATCCTTGGAAGTCTCCGGTGTCTCCACATTCCTGCATAAGTTCGTTGAGTGATTTTTCATGCGTTCCAGTATCTCTTCCAACTGATCCATTGTTCTCTCCTTTCAGATACTGCATAAACAAGTTCTCTCGTAAAAAGTTCTCCGGCTTTTTAATATACCGCTCTGCTGTTTTCTCCCGTCTGCATATATCTGCATAATTCTGTGCGGCCAATACCAGATCATCTTCCGGTACACCAGCCAGTACCGCATTGCAGTATTCTGTTTCAACAAGACAGCCAGTACACCGTTTCGGATAGACTGCTGCAAACTCTCCAAATTTTTCCAAGGGGGATATAGGGGGTGTATTTTGTTTATGTTTATGTCTTTGTTTATTAATAGGTTCACTTTGTGGTTCAAACTGTGGTGCAATTTGCAGTTCACTTTGTGGTTCATATTGCGGTTCATTTTTGCTGTAATTTTGAACCGCAAGACTATTTATTTTATATTGTGCTGCAAGATTCCCACCGCGCGATTTCCATTCGATGAACCCATCTGTAGCAAGCTTGTTTCTCGCTCTCTTTAACGCTGATGCATTTAATCCAGACCGAAGTCCAAGGACTGACGAGGCTACCGTAAACGTATCTGGCCACCCTGCCTTATTCGCTATGGACATTAGCGCATGCCATAAGGCGATTACAGTGTTGGGCTGCGGGTTTAGTTCGAGCCTGTCGTAAAATGCTTTTATCTCAGCTATGTAATTCAAATCATCACCCCGTTTCCAATTCCGATATTGTCACTTCTGTACGAGGATGCCATTTATCTACATCCACATAACTCCCATCAGTGGAAACAATGATTTTACAGTTATCATCCTTAAGGATCTCGTAATGTACCAGAATGTCATGCAATGCCTCATGCAAATTTGTCAGATCAACTCTTCGTCCAGTTGGCATATAATAAACAGCTTTTACATTCACCGGGCTTTCAATAGTCTTTATGTCCGGCATGTATGCCCTGCACTCTTTCTCATACTTCGTGTACGCTTCGGATGGGATGATAAATGGTCTGCCGCTCCCGGTAAATACAATCCTCTGGCTATTCTTTTTTGTGATCGGTTTCAAAGGTATTGTAAATTTATACTCCATCGACATCCTCCAGATTCAGTTGCGCATTACTGTCTTTGATTTCTTCTGCCAGTACATACGGTGGTTCATAGTTTCTTACGATATCAATAGCAATATTTTTCTGATTTCTGTGTATGCAGTTATATTTGCTTACCTCGAACTGTCTTTTTAATTCCCGGTAAATATCTGAATACACCTTTCCACGGATGGAGCTGTCATGATATGCATTGCTGTTCTTACCGCCCAGGCAATCAATCACCCGCTTATTTACTTCCGCTTTCACATCATCTGCGTCCGATGGAAGCAATGGCAACGTTTCCTTGAAATCCTGCAAATCTCTGTTGATTGCATCCACTTTGCTGTCTACTTCTTTAAGAGCTGCAAACTCCATTTCCAAAAGCTGCATTGGAGACTTCGGTTTCTGAATAACATCTTCCATCTCATGAAAACGATTGATGTATTTTGCGGTAAACTCTGTACCTTTCACACCAGTCATTTTGTGAGCGATAAATTCACAGCCTTTCTTCGTGACCATATAACACGGTCTTTCCTGTCCTTTTTTATCCAGATATGTATTCTCTGTAAAAAATTCAACGTGGGAAATATTCCCCTCGTTAAATTGAGATGTATATCTTCTGATATCTTTCATTAAATCGTTATGTGGTTTTCCAACCATATCAGCAACTTCCAATGAGGTAATTGTTTTCTGTTCTAAATTCAAAACTTCTCCTTTCTCCCGGTACATGACAGCACCGGGAAATCATGGCTTTCAATAATCGTGATATATTATTTTCTGCATGAATAGGTTTCTTTCTGCCGTCCGGCAAGGTGTTTCAACCCTATAAATCCTTTACAACAATTCCATAGACCTTATACATCTCTCTGAACCGGATTACTCCAAGGCTGTGTGCCAGTGTGTGGTGTTCTCTGCACAAACAGATTTTTTTATAACTAGAATCATCTACTTTTGTCCTGTCATTACCCATTCCGATTGCATCCTCATGATGAATCTCTCCATCTTTTCCACAGATTGCACATTTTTTATGTATCAGACAATAGTAAAGGTATCTTCCTATATCATCTGTACGATCTATTGCATTGTCTGAAAGCGGTATCCCCCATTCCAAACAAAATTCAATCAGAAAGCTAATAAAGTCTCTTGCTGTATCCATTGAACAATTTGAAAGACTGATATGTTCTACTCCTGTTCGCACTGTATATTCATTCTTAAGTCTTTCTTTCGCTTCTTCTGGTAAATATCCTGTCCAGTCTGCAATATCACCTATCGTGGCATATGCCTTTTTTCTCTGTTCTGCCGAAATATGTCTACCGTCATCAAACCTAATCTCAGCATTTGATATTTTCTTACGCTGCAACATATCTCCGATCTGCATACCAGGTACAGAAATAATAAGATCCGTGCCACTTTGTGTTTCTTTGTATTTGCTTATTTTTACAAGCGCATGCATTATGCATCACCCTTTTTTCCGGCATTTGCTGCAATCGTGACTTCAAGTTTTCTCATGCATTTATTCCACTGATTAATATCAAGTTCCTGTAATGTATTCACATGAAACAGCTCAACAATTATATCCATTGATACATCCGCTTCTTTCAGTTTTCCGAGTAGAACCTGATATTTCACATCATCAATTTTCTGAGACGGATATTGTTTAAATACAATGTTCATCTCCTGATCTACAATTTCTAATTCATCAATTTTGCCATCCGAGGAATATTTAATAAGATTTACAAAAAACTTATCTCTTGTAGAAGATTTTCCATTATTGTCTGTTTTAATATGACAATTGGCTGCCGGAATCCATATAAAAGGTGCCGTATATAATTCTCTTCCAATTCCATGCTTTACACATGCCCTCTTAAATGCATCCGATGCTCGTCCCTTTTCTTTTGCTGTATAAGATGCAGTTCCTACATCCTCTTTAGAAATCCACATCTTCTTTTCGTTGTCCCATGCAGAAATAATGCAATATAAATCTCCATCGATTACTTCATATCTGTCCTGCCATCCGAGCGCTCCATATTTTTCATCAAGCCTTTTTTGTCCATCTCTGGAAGTGACATACAACAGCAAAGACAATCCTTTTTCTGAAATCTGCTGAACTCTGCAACTGATT